GACAAATTTAAATCTAATCCTGACGAACAAAAGCGTTTGGGGATGATTTATGACCAACAATTTAGTCAAGGTAATACAGCATTATCTAATGGGCCAACAACCAATGAGCAACAATTAACTCCTGATTTGGCGAGTAATCCTCCTGTCATGGCTCCCAATCCTATTACACCTGAAGTATCTAAAACTTTAGATGAGTTGGAGTCTTTAACAACAAATGTAAATAAACATCAGCAAGGAACACCACAATACAACTTGGCTGCTGCCGATGCTTTATCTCAACAAAAAGACCAATTTAAGCGCAATGCTATGTTGGCCATGTTGTTTGGCGATAGAGACTTAGCAATGACTTATATGACTGGTGGACTTCCTTCTAAGCCAACTGTTGCTGAGGCATCTATTGACGGAAAGCCTCCACAGCAAATTTGGGTTAATTCAAATGCCCGTGGAGATAGATGGTATACAGATTTAAATGGCAATAAGCTACCAAACAATATTTTAGTTACTGCTCAAGCTCCTGAAACTGCTATTGGCGTTGGTCAATTTAAACAAGCGCAGGAAATTAATCCACAAGCAAATAAATATTTTTCTCTAACGGATACACAAAAACTTAAAGAAGAACAAGGATATATTGTTGATCGTTCTAAGCAAATGCCTGAAGAGCAAAAATTAATTCAAAAAATTGATTATGGAACTCAAAAGTTTTCTGGTGCTATGGACCATTTACTTAAAAGCCCACAAGCATCGGCCATATTAAAAGGATTGTCTAGCATTAAAGGTGGTATTGTTGACGAACAAAAACTTCAAGAAGCCGTTACTTTATCTAATGTTCCAGCTCCACTAAGAGGTGAGTTTTCTCAATATTTAAGAGACTTAGCCAATATTAATGGATTAGATAAGAACTCAGCATCGGGTAATGCCCCAGGTGCAGGTGCTCATGGCCCTGTTACTTTAGAAGCTGGCTCTTACGGTGTAAACAATTGGTTGGCAAGAAGAAGTTCTTCTTATGCTATGCAAGAGGCATATAACAATTACTTTACTCAATATTCAAAAGATAAAACCGTTCCTGAAATTATTAAAGGATTTAAAAGTTCTGAAATGTATGATGCGGTACAAAATTATCAAAGATTACTAGAAGCAAAATACAATAAAACTAAATTCAAATTGGTAGACGGTGCTCCTGTTGTTGATTATGATCGCAATGGAAGAATGAAACTTTTGCACTATAACGCAGAAAAAGGTAGGGCTGAATAATGGCTATTTCACTTTACGACACGGAAGAAGTAACGCCTGTACAAACAATTGAAGAAATAAAGCGTGAAAAACAAAAAGAAAAACCTGAAGTAATTTCTAAAGTAAAAAATGCCAAGGCTCCTCCTTCTATGGGTGAAGCTTTCCAAACATTTTTGAGTGATATTGGCGCTAAACCATCTTACGATACTGTTTCAAATGCACCTTCTGTTGTTAAGGATTATTTAACAAATCCTATTCAATACAAAGATGGTGGAGAACAAGACTATACAAATATTGATTTTGGTGCAACTGCTCCTAGATTGGCGGCTGATGCTGCATTGGCCTATGGTGGAGCAAAAGGTGTTCAATATGGTGCTAATAAACTTTTCCCTCCTCCTGGAGTTGAAGTACAAATAAATCAAAGAAAAGATGCTTTAGAACAAGCTAAAAGATTAGCTAGTGGCAATTTAAATCCTATAGAACGTGCTGACTTGGAATATAAAAAAGCAAAGACTCAGCAATTACTTTCTAGCTTAAACCCACAAGCCCCTGCAATTCCACAAGGCAATATAGCGCCTCCTACTCAACCTTTAGCTCCTACGGCTACTGTACCCGTACCTTCAGCACCTACAACTGCCCCAATAATTCCTAGTATCCAACAAAGAGCTATTGGTCAAACTGATGCAGAAAAAGCAGCAATAGAAGATATGAAAATGAAAGCTACAGAATTGCCAGGTAGCATTCAAGCCAAATATGGAACAACTCCAACTAAAGCTAGTGAATTGGTTTTGTTTGCAAATCAAGCACCTCCTGAAATGAAAGCTGGTTTTGCTCCTGAATTATTAGAAATGATGAACAAAGGAAAGGTTGTCAATCAACCTGATGCCAATGTTCTTGCTAAAGCTCAAGAAGCAGGAGTTACCCCTTCTACTTCTGCACCTGAAGCTCAAACATTAGTTACTACTAAAGAAAATTCATTGACTCCTGTAGAAAAAGTTGCAGAGTCAATCAAACCACCTGTTAAATCTGATCTTAGGACTGGATCAGGAATGCCAGCTTTTCAAGGTACTGCACCCCCAGGAACTCCATTAAGAAGAGATTTGGCATCTGTTGCAAATATACCAAGCACTCATGTATTTGTGCCTGGTGGTCAGTTAATGGACATTATTAGAAATTCTGTTGGACAAGATGCTTATACCGCTAGTTTAGGTAAATATGGATATCCTAAAACTCAAAAAGAAGCCCATGAAATTTCTAGAGCAATTAACGAAAGCATGGGAAGAATGCCAAGGGATGTTACAAAAGATTTGAATATTGGATTGGGTGAAAATACTCCATCCATTACTCAAAAAGTAGGAAAGAACAAAGAAATTAATGTTAAGGGATTAGGACCTGGAGCACTTCTTGCATTTACTGATCTTGTCAAAGCAGAAGGTGAAAGACAGAAAACTGGCAATTACGGTCCTTTAACAGAAACTGCATTCAATCTTGCATCTGCATTAGTTCATCCAGTAGCAGGACCTTTGGCCACTTATACAGGTGGTCTCAATACCAATGAAGCAAGGGAACTTGCTATTCGTAGAAAGATGGGCGGGGGTAGAGGTGTTTCACCTCCAGGAATGGGGCAAAGATAATGAATGAGATCGATCCAATCCAATATGGTCAGCTTATAGCAAAAGTTGATATGCTTGAGTCTCAGGTCTCTGAGATGTCTACAGACATTAAGTGTCTGTTAGCAATGGCCAATAAGTCTAAAGGTGGACTGTGGGCGGGTATGGTGTTTGCATCTTTGATTGGAGCGACATTACAATTTTTATCTGAAAAGTTTATCAGATGATTGAGCTGATGGCGGTCTATCAGGGGTGTAAATTAGCCCATGAAGGCATCAGGAATGCCGTAGAGATATACCAACAATTCAAAGAAGATGGTAAGGATGTATCGCAGATCATTGGTGAGATTACTGGGCATTTAGGTAAGTTTTTCCAAAACAAAGAGGAACTTGTTACTGCCGAAAAGGAAGCTAAAGAGCAACCTAAAGCCACCATTAATGTGAATGAAGAAGCCATGAACCGTGTGATGAGGACACGGGAACTACAAAGGATGGAGACCGAGTTGAGAGAGATGATCATTTATCAAATCGGTTTACCAGGTCTTTGGGAAGAGTTTGACAAAATGAGGCAAGTTGTTCAAAAAGAACGAATGGAACTTGAACGTCAAAAAAAAAGGCTATTGAATTGGCTAGAAGAAAACGGGAAATTCTCATCGAGAAATATAGTGTACGAGCCGCTATATGCGTATCAGTTCTCTTATGGGTCCTAACCTTTGTTCTTGTTGAGTACAGCGTTTACAAAAACTATCAGAAATCAAAATACCATATAGAGGATTAATCATGGATTGGTTAAAAAGCATAGCACCTACGATAGCTACTGCGATGGGTGGTCCACTTGCGGGTATGGCGGTTGAGGCCATATCCAAAGCTATTGGGGTTGACCCTGCTCAAGTGCAAGAAACCATTAATTCAGGGAAAATGACTGCTGACCAAATAGCATCATTGCAAACTGCTGAAATTGCTTTAAAAGCTAGAGCACAAGAGATGGGGTTGGACTTTGAAAAGTTGGCGGTGGCCGACCGTACTTCTGCCCGACAAATGCAGATCAGCACTCAAAGCTATGTACCCCCTACCCTGTCAATCATGATTGTATTGGCTTGGGCTATCGTGCAATGGTTCTTACTTACCCACATTATTGATGGCTCAATGCGTGAGCTTATAGCCCGTGTCTTGGGTACGTTAGATGGCGCACTTATGCTAGTGCTTTCTTTTTACTTCGGTAGTTCTGCTGGTTCTCAGGCCAAAGACACCATGATTCACAATTCTGTACCAAAATGACAACACTTTTATCACCTCATTTTTCACTTGAAGAATTAACCGTTACTGACCACAGGGAGTTTACAAATGAACCTAATGACCTTGAAAAAAATAATCTTAAACGTTTGGCAGAGCTACTTGAACAAGTTAAGCGACATCTTGGCGATAAGCCAATTATGGTTAACTCAGCGTTTCGGTCTAAGCAGATTAATGACTTGGTGGGAAGTAAGGACACTTCTCAGCATCGTGTTGGGTGTGCTGCTGATATTCGTGTGCCTGGTATGACCCCAAATGATGTAGTTAAAGCCATAATTGCATCAGACATACCCTACGATCAAATCATTCGTGAGTTTGATAGGTGGACGCATATAAGCGTACCCAATGACCCTACTGGTAAACCTAGAAAACAGGCACTTATCATAGACAAACTCGGTACAAGGGTTTATAGTTAATTGTTGTTTTTTCTTTGCAAGCCATTTAAGGGAGCTAACCACTCCCTTTTTTTTCGTAAATGTGTCATATAGATAAACGACAATAACTTCATGAAAATCAAACAGTTGGACACTATTGATCATGAACATCTTTTAATCAAGATGCAAAAAAGCTGTCTACCCAACGATGAGTTATACGATGTCACTAAGGGTTATTGGTGGGGAGCTTTTGATGGCGATTTATGTGTGGGGTTTTCTGGCCTTGTTCCTAGTACCCGTTGGGGCGATTGTGGTTATTTATGTCGCTCTGGAGTTATTAGATCGTATCGGGGCAAGGGAATCCAGAAGAAACTTATTAAAGCAAGGGAGCGTAAAGCACGTTCTCTAGGATGGAATTGGTTAATTACCGACACTTATTCTAATCCACCGTCATCCAATTCTTTAATTTCATGTGGTTTTAAACTATTTGAACCCACCAACCCTTGGGGCGCAAAGGGTACTCTTTACTGGAGAAAACACTTATGAGATTCCTAAGCGACATGGAGTTTATAACTCTTTTTGAGATGTTTAATAGCAATCCCACAATCATGGCCAAAAACCTTGGTTTGTCAGTAAGAGGTATCCAAAACAGACGAAATAGACTGGAGGCTCATTACAAGCAAAACATGAATACGATGGAAATCAAAGAAATGATTGCTCCTAAACCAGCAAGGATTAGTCTAGGTATAGAGAACGGTACGGTGATAGTGTTTAGTGATGCCCACTTTTGGCCTGGCATCAAGACTACTGCTTTTAAGGGATTGATTTGGGCTATTCAGAATGTCGAGGGACTGAAAGCAGTTATTAATAATGGGGATGCCTTTGATGGAGCCTCTATAAGCCGTTTTCCTAGAATTGGGTGGGATAGTACTCCGAGCATTATTCAAGAGCTTAAAGCCTGTGAAATAGCCCTTGGCGAGGTAGAAGATGAGGCTAAGAAGGTCAACCACAAGGTTAAGTTGATATGGCCACTTGGAAACCATGATGCTAGGTTTGAGAACAGGTTGGCAGCGAATGCTCCACAGTATGAATTTGTTAAAGGGTTTTCTCTTAAAGACCACTTCCCGTTATGGGAACCATGTTGGTCCACCTGGATAACAGAAAGCGTTATTGTTAAGCACCGATGGAAAGGTGGAGTTCATGCGACTCATAATAACACCGTTAATTCTGGAGTTTCAATGGTTACTGGCCATCTTCACAGTTTAAAAGTAACTCCGTTTGATGATTACAACGGCACTAGGTTTGGTGTTGACACGGGGACTTTAGCTGATCCATCTGGACCACAGTTTGAAAACTATTTAGAAAACTCTCCTACCAACTGGAGAAGTGGATTTGTGGTGCTGACATTCCATCGAGGGCATATGTTGTGGCCAGAGGTTGTCAAAGTGGTGGACTCAAAGCACGTTGAGTTCAGGGGTAAAGTAATTAAGGTATAAAAAAAGGGGCCTTTAAGACCCCTTTATGAAGCGTTAAGACCTTACTCTGCGTCTTCTTCTTCATCTTCTTCAAGAGCAATAAATACTGCTTCGCTCAGTTTCTCTAATACATCAACATTGTCTGTTTCAATAGTAACAGTTGTTTCCCAGTCTTCAATTTTAAAAGTGTATTGCATGATTGCTCCTTGGTTAAAGATTACATTCTCACTCAGAATTATGACAACAAGCTTTCATTACCCGTTGTAATTTACCTGATTTACCAGGTCTTTTTTCTCCTGTATCTAATACTAATTGCTTAGTCATTAGTGCTTTATACCTAGCGGTGATGCTTGGGTAAGAGAAATTCTTTAATTCGGCTATGACATCATCAGAGATACACCCGTTTGGATGCGTTCTAATGACCTCATAGACGATACTTTCCATAGTCTTGGTATCTACGGCATGGGCAGATGCTACAGACGTTTCTACGGCCTCTCTGCGGTGCAGAAACTTAGGAAGTGTGCCAAATAGATTAAACATCAGAAGGGTACGTCTTCGTCTACTTGGGTGGCTTTGCGTGTAGGCTCAGAGACTTGACGGTCTTTTGGGCTGATCGACAAAGACATAAACTTGGTTCCTTGCTTACTGGTCTTTAACCAGGCATTGATCCAAAACTCTTCACCGTTGACATTGATCTGTCCCTTATAGTCAGGCATTTGTTCGGTGGTTTTCTTGTCATTTTTAAATAGGCTACCCCTATTACTGTTGTCAAATTCTTTAGTTTGCGTTCTTGTAAAAGTCATTTAAATACTCCTGTAGGTTTCGTTTCTGATGATTCTTGAAATTGTTGATGAGGTAACCCCATAATAATTAGCCATTTGTTTGTTGAGTGGTTTATAAATTTCCTTAACTAATCTAATATTGTTTGCATCATCTTGACTTAAACGAGCACCACCATTTCTTTCGCCAACGGTAGCGGTTCCATGTTTAATAGCATCAGCCACGTTTTCTTTTCTAGTGCCCCAACTAAGATTTTCCAATCTACAGTCAGATCGAATGCCATTTTTATGTAAACATTCTTCACCTTTTTTTGGAAGTCTTACAAAAGCTTTTAAAAGCAATTGATGAATATAAAAAGTTTTACTTTTACAATTGACAGAAAAAGTAGTTACTGGATATCCATCACAATTAAAACTAATTTTCTTTTCCTTGCAATCCCTCCAAACTCTTCCATCTTTAGAAAGAATTACATTAGGTATGCCAATTAGTTTACTAATGTCTTTTGTTTCCATTTAGGCTCCTTTTAAAGATTCACCGTATTTTTTCAATGTAGAACGCACTTTTGAATCAAGCAATGACCACAGGTAAGTCTTTTCCTCTGCATCGATTACACCCATGTACTCTTCATATGCCCCTGTAAGGTCATCACTTTGCATATGAGCAATTATTTCCATAGCGACATCTTTAAGTACCATCATTTGCCTTTCGCTGACTACAGAGCCGTCTGTGGGCTTGTGTTTTGGAGTGTCTTTTCCTGTAGTCATGTCCAAGGCATCGTGCTCCACAATCTCTAGGGCACTTACCCACAAGTATCTGCGAATATAAGTTTCTACCGCCCCCAAGTTCTGCACGGGGTGGCAACCTTTAAGTGCTGCCTCACTCATGGGTGAAGTTATAGTAATTTGCTCTTCAGGATTGTCTTCGTTGATAATCCTTAGTTCAGCAACTTCTAGTCCATAAGATACGATTCCTATTAAACCGTGGTCTTTAAATATCTTGATGGCGGGGACAATGAAGTCACCCAACTCAAAGTATGTGTACCCAGCAAATTTATTAAGCCCAGTCTTTTTGATCTCTGAGCTATGGAAGTCTTGTCTAGCAAGGTTGAGTTTTTGGTATACGTTCATTTTGTGGCCAATTCATATTCAAATTCGATAATTTGCTTTTGTGTGATGTCATCAAACTCTTTGAACTTGATGAAATCCATCTCATTGCAACAAGTGGAATTACTTGTTTTTAGTTGAGCACAATGCATACAGTAGTAGTCATTCGCTGACTCATGTTTGTATTGCGCTTCAAAATCCATAAATGCTCTTTTCATATTACCCCCATATAACAAATAAAATCATAGTAACAATCAAAATTACGATCCAAAAATCTTCTTTAGATTTCATCTTGGATCACCCAAAGTAAACGAACAGAACCCGTATTCTGCCCGTCACTAATCAAAATGTATGTGTCTTTATGTAAGTCTAAACAATTGGGTTCGTCATCCCAAGTATAGTCTAAACTTGCTATGCAATTAAGAATTGCTTCCATCATGGTGTCGCCCTCACCTGCACCCACCATCATGGGCTTTGCATACAAGGGTTCGTATTTAGCGACTGAAGTAAATTTACTCAATTGACACCTCGACTTGTGAGTGTTTAATTATTTCCATTTCCAACTTAACCATGCTGCCAACTGCTTTCATTTGCAGTTCACGCATTTTGTCTTGGTCATTTACATTACCATAAACCAAGGCTCTCAATGCTTTTTCAGCTTCAATCAAATCTAATAATTTCATGGTGTCTCCTTAAAATGCACGGTCGTAAGCCAATTGATTCATGTAGATATCATCAGCGTTCAATTCTTCTAACTCATCTTCTGTCAAAGGTGTACCGTCCGTGTACTCGGCATAAATGACGTAGAAGTAAGATTCTC